CCTTACGGAGCCAGGGAGAGAATCTCTTTCTTTTCCTCAGACTATTTAGATAAAAAGAATATTGCATATCTTTATCCAGGTGATTATGCTTATTCATTTCATTAGCAAACATCACACAGTCCAAGTGTCCAGACAGACAACGATTGACAATGTATGGGGGATAAGAACTGATACTGTCAGACAGATCCTCCTTCGTGAAGTTAATTGAGTTCAACCAATCTTTGAGTTCCATTATCTAATAATCTCCATATTTTCTGTAGATCCCCAAATCTCAAGTTCAGTCCTTACTCTGCCTTCAGACTTAAGTTTTTCAAAACGCTTAGATGCTTTCTTCTTCCACCAGGTGATTACTTCTTCAGAGGTGTGACGGAAGTCTCCAAGATAATATCTTTTCTTTTCTGTGAGAGACATTGCATGGTCAATGCAATCGTTGAATTGCTTTAGTTTTTCATCATCCTTCAAGGAGTTTCTGATAATAGAAATCATCTTGACCTGAATCTTCAGTTTCTTTGAGGATTTATCAGCAGAAATCAAACGCTCTCCACCATTACGTTCATTAAACCACCAGAAGAAATCCCTAAACACATCATCATGAAATAGTGGCAAGAACTTACTCTCAGTATCTCCTATGTGCCTTAGAAAAGGTTTGAGTCCATCATACATTGATACACCCTTAGTGGTTCCATAGAGAGATGTAGTCTCAAAGTATTTGAGATCTGTTCCATACTTCTCATCAAACTGTTGCTTCAGTTCTTTTGATGAAGCTAGAAGTGCAAGCAACTTACCACCGAGATAATTGTATCCAAAGGGTTGAGTAGGCACGATATTGAAACCCATGACGAAATGAGCATTGATATCACCAAGAGACTTGACTTCACCAAAGTAATTATTACGAGGTTTACTATTAATAGTAGGTGAACCAAACCTCACAACACCAACAACTTTATCTGTGTTTGTTTCAACCACAATCCACTTATGTGTCCTACCAGGAATTGCTTCTTCAATAGGATTAGATGCAGTCAAATTCAGTGTCTCAGAATAAAGCCACTGATTATATTTTGAATAAATCTTTGCATCAGTATCAACAACATGAACTTGAAAATTCATGTCATTAGGATGCATATCAAACACGTCAAACATATCCGAATCTGCACCAAAACCAGGAAGATATCCTGATCTATTCTCACCCCTATCTACCTTGATGTGTCGGAGATAATCATCAATACGATTGAACTGAGTATAGTAATCAATAAACTTATTTGCAGCGTAAACTGCATCACTCTCAGTCAATATCATCAATAAAATCTAGGTTCATTATCACGTTTTGAGTGGAGAAGCACTCCATCTACTTTATTAAGTAGTTCCTGCATGTCCTGATGCAGTATACGATATCCAGTGCCAACATACAGTTGACCTAAAACAACCGACACAGTGGCAGTGCCCCAGAAGATGTAGTACCACCTGGATTTGACTTGTGCTCTAATTTTCGGTTTCATTTGAATTCACACTCCACCATGATTTCTGTTAAACATGCAAGCATATTTATCTCCTGATCCGCGACGAACGCCATTTGATACTGATACTTAGCAAGAACAAGAACAGCAGCAGGAATACTACTCGGAGCCAAGGAATCAGTACAAGCATCGTAAATGCGACGCAGAAGTAGATTAGTATCGTTGTCCAGGTTATTGACGATCCATTTACGTACTTCGGGATAGTCCTTCTCTTTAAGTCTCTTAACGAGGTCATTGACCTTGACATCAGAGAACGTAGCGAGGATACCTGCATCAATCTTACCTCCAGCAGAGTAACGTTGACATTCGTTTAAAACACGACGCCAATCTGGGAAGTGTTTGTTGATCAGTTCTACCAGGACCTTGTTATCATATTCAACACCTTCTGTATCCAAGATTTGTTGGATTCGTTTGAAGAAGGCGGCGGCGATGGCGGGTTTTTGCTTTCCCCCAATTCCGAATTCAACCACTGTGCAACGGGAATGAAGTGGTTCGAGGATTTTGTTTTTGAAGTTGCAGGTAAAGATGAATCTGCAGTTGCCATGAAACTCCTCAATAAACGCCCTAAGGAGGAGTTGTACGTCGTTTGTTGTGTTATCAGCTTCGTCGATGATGATGACTTTGTGTCGAGCAGTTGACGAAAGTGATACGGTCGAAGCGAAGTTTTTTGCAGTATTTCTGACCGTATCAAGGAAGCGTCCCTCATCCGATCCATTGATGACATAATAATCTACCCCCAGTTCGTTACAAAGTGCTTTAGCTACAGTTGTTTTACCACATCCTGCGGGACCAGCGAGCAGCATGTTAGGTATCTCCCCTTTATCTAGGAAGTTTTGAAATGTCTTCTTAGTATTGTCAGGAAGTATACACTCTTCAATAGTCTTAGGGCGGTATTTCTCTACCCAAAGAAACTCATTGTTCATAATCAAATCCAATCAGGTTTACGCTCAGGTTTACGGAGGTAGTTGTCCTTTACCCAAGGTTTAGACGCAATGTACATTTTGTAGGCAGTGAATGTATCAATGCTGTCATCATATTTAAATTCGTCAGGCATAGCACGAGAAAAGTTCTCTGCTTGTGTGTGACAAACGATTGCCAAGTCTGTTTTGCGTTGAAATATTTTCTTCGCTTCAAACAAAGTCTTAGCACATGTGTGTATCTTACCATATCTTTGGTGATACTCAAACGCTAAAGCGCAACCATGCTGAATCAACCAAGCGGTATTATACAGCGTACTTGCTGCCCACTTGGTTGAAGGATGGTTGCGAAACGCGCCCTTCTTAGTCGAATAAGGGGTGCCATCAGCCTTGGGCAGTGTTCCCCAGTTGTAATACCATTTAGAGTAAATGATAGAAAGCATTTGACAAGACTCCAAAGGCATCTTGACAATATGCTTGTCAGGTAGGACCATTGCCGAGTTATGTGGGCATTGATCCGTGGCAAAGATGTTCATTCCAAAGGTCGTTTAAAGGATTCACTTGAAGAACTAGTTGCACCCATTGCATCATACATGTATCTAAAACCAGACTTTGGATTAGTATGGTCTCCACATGTAAACACATCACAGACTGCCATGCCTTTCTCTGGCCAAGTATGAATACTAATGTGACTCTCGGCAAGGAGAGCAACAGCAGTTACACCTTGGGGTTGAAACTTATGGGACTGAATGCCTAGCAGAGTGCTCTCTGATAGTGTAGCAGCATTTGCAAGGACATTGCGAATGTGTGCTTCATCATCCAATAACCCAAAAGGACAACCCCTTAGAGTAAAGAGAATGTGTCTCATCCGAAGGTAGAATCAGGTTCCAGAGCAATATAATAGGTCAGATCATGGTTTTTGCTGGCGAAACGGGACAGAAGTTTTTGTGACACAACAACCTCATAAGTTCCAGGAAGGATCTTGATGTTCTCAACTTTGAAGTTGAACGAGAACTCTTTGTCAGTCTCACCAACTACAACAGAGAAGTCGTTAGAAGTGTCATTCTTCTTATCACGAACAACCAGTTTGACCACACCTGCCTCACCAACAGCAGAGAGATCAGGCAGTTGATAAACAGCAGATGCTTTCAGCAGTTTATCAAGTTGCTCAGTGCTGAGTTCAAACTCAACATCTTCAGTAGGAAGATTAATGGGTTTCTCAGGAGGAGTGACGATTACATTCGGGTCTGCAAAGAAATACTTAGAGCGAGACCGACCTTCACGAATGACAACGTAACCATCATTGGCAAAGTCAAGTTCAGGGCTAGAGTGAAGACTCAAACCGTTGAGGAACTGATTGAGATCATAGATCCCAAAGTCCTTCATGAACTCTTCGTTGACAGTTGCTTCAGCAAGAATGTTCTTCATCACACTGATAGTGCGAAGTTTGCTACCCTCTTTGAACAGGATGGACTGATTGATAGAAGAGAAGTTCTTCAGGACAGAAATAGTTTTATCAGAAAGTTTCATAGGGTTGCGGATTTTCATCACTGAGGGTAGGTTTCACGTTTTGCATTCTTGTCGTTGAAATGCATCAGAAGCACAGCATAGTGCAGAATCTTCAGAATGTCACGACGTGCAGTGCCTTTCTTATCATAACGAGAGGCATACTTGAGGAT